GGAGTGGCGGGCGACGTGGAAGCCGAGGAAGCGTCGTCCGGGGTTGACGAAGGCGGACAGGTCGCTGATGCAGCAGGCGGCGACGGAGGCGCTTGTGGGGGCGCCCGACGTGCCTGTGGACCTGCCGACGGACCCGAAGACAGGACGTGTGACGAAGTCGCCGGAGTGCCTGGAGGCGTTGTGCGCCTACCTTGCGCAGGGCGGGATGATGCTGCTTTTCGCGAAGCGGCTGGGATTGAATCGAGGGACGCTCTCGGCGTGGTGCTCGAAGGATCCGGAGTGGAAGGCGGCTGTGGCGAAGGCTCGGGAGCAGGGCGTGGATGCGTTGGCGGAGGAGGCGCTGGCGATGGCGACGGACCCGCTGATGGTTGAGGACATCTACGAGCGCTATGACAACGACGGGAACCTGCTGAGCAAGGACGTGAAGAAGGGGGATGCGGTGTACGCGAGGAAGCTCGCGGTGTCGACGCGGCTTGACCTGCTGAAGAAATGGGCGCCGGAGAAGTACGGCGACAAGGTGGAGGCGAAGACGGACAGCTCGCTCGCCTCCCGCATCCTTGCCGCGAGGAATCGAATATCCAGGGGTTAGAAGGAAAAGCCTCGGGAAATGCCGACAACTTTTCCCAAGGTGTTAATTAGTCGAGCGCCTTGGGAAACAAATGCTCCATTTTCAGGGATTAGTGAAATTTCCCCAAAGTCATTTAGGACGGCTTTTCTCACAGATATCGCCGGGCGGCCGAGAAGCTCTACCTTCGCAAGGATGTACTCCCCGTCGTGCAAGGCGTTCTGTTTATCTTCAAAAACAGTTCGATCAAAATCGGAAATAAAAACGATATCCTTGTGACGTATTACAGGCGCCATTGCATCTCCAGACATTTCAATTGCAATGAGATTTTCTCCGGCAATTCCATAGGGCTTGTGAATCCATTTTTCAACATTAAAGCCCAGTGCTTTTGACGAGCTGTCAAAGTCGTCCAAAAACAAAGGAATGATGGCCGGATCGAAACCGTTTGGATCAGTGAACCTGACGAGCGGGATTAGATCGGCCCTTACTGTCGGAGGTTCGGCACGGCTCTCGCCCAGAGAGGCGCGTGGCTTCGTGGACGAATCGGACGGAGGGTCCTCCCGAAGATCTCGCTCCAGAAGGTCAAAGGGATCAACATGGAAAAAGTCTGCAATGCTGCGAAGGGTTCGCGCCCTTGGCTGTCTGTTGTTTGCAGGATCGGCCAGCCGATAAAGCGTAGACGGGTCTATGTGGGTCTGGTCGGCGAGGGCGATAAAAGAAATCCCCGTTCTTGCGGACAAGAACGTGATGTTTTCTGCGAGAAAATTCCGTTTTTCAGTCATGACGGTTCTCCAAAGACAAAAGGGCATATTGTATGTCGATTCTCTTTTGTGTATATTGTTGCGTAGCATTGTAAAGCATCATAACGCAAGAGGTGTGTATGCAAGTAAAAAAACTACCTTCCGGTAAGGAGATGGTCGACTTTTTGTCTTCGACAGGGCTGACCTATTGGGACATTGCTCGGGGAGTCGGGTGCCACTGCGCGACGATCCTGCGCATTCGGGACAAGCCTTCGGTAAGGCCCCGTCGCCACGTGTGGGAAGGGCTGTACAAGCTGTACGTAGAAAGGGCGTCGAATTTGGCTCCGCTCATTGAGAAGGCGGAGGAGCTCGGCTTATGATTTCCTTCATCCGAGAGATGGGGCCGAAGCTTGTCGCCAACGGGTACCCCGTCGTGGAGCTCGCGTCGGGCATGAAGCGGCCTCTGCGCAAGGACTGGAGTTCTCGTCCTCTGTCCGCGCAGGCCTGCAGGCAGCGCGAGCCGTCCGAGGGCGTCGGCGTTCTGTGCGGTTATGGCGACAATCCGATTTGCGCCGTCGACGTGGACTTCTACGGGACGCAAGCCGAGGCGGACGCTTTGTTCAAGGCGATGTGCAAGGCCGTGCCCGGCTGCGGGCTTGCCGTCTATCGCGTAGGCCGCGCGCCGAAGTTTGCCTTGTTGTTCAGGGCGGGGGGCGTGTGGGCGAAAGCGGTGACGAAGGCGTACTTCAAGGATGGCGATCCCGACACGAAGTCGAGAGTCGAGATCCTTGGGAAAGGCCAGCAACTGGCGCTCTATCACATTCATCCGGATACGAATGAGCCTTACAGCTACCCGATGTCCGTGCTGACTGGAGAGCCTGCGGACGTGCCTGTTAAGGAGCTTCCGTTGTTGACGTACAAGGACGTGCAGGCCTTGTGCGAGCTATTCGAAAGGTTCATGGATGAGAGCGGCTGGACGCTTGACGCGAAGTCTGAAGCGCGAATGGCCGTCAACTATGAGGACGCTTTGGCACGTGAGCTTGAGCCGAAGCGTCCCGTCGGGCTTTCGCTCGAAGAGATTAAGGAAGCGTTCGAGGCCAACGAGTACGACTGGGAGGACTACGAGCAGTGGCTTCACGGCGGTATGCGCATCCATCATGAGACGGGCGGCTCCCTTGAGGGCCTGATGCTTTGGGATGAGCTGAGCCGGACGGCGAAGAACTACGGCGGCTCTGATCTTATCGCATACAAGTGGAGCACGTTCAAGGACCATGGCGGGAACTCGCTTTCCATGTGGGCGCTGGCCAAGAAGGCGGGCTTTGTGAGCGCTAGGGCGTCTTCGTTGACGGAGGACGGACTCGCGTGCCGCTTGGTTCGGTACAGCAAGGGAGCCGTCCGCTACGAGACGAACAAGGGCCGCTGGTATTACTTCAAGAACGACACGGGTCTGTGGGAGAAGGAGAAGGCACAGGCGTGCCTCAGCGATGACATCGTTGAGCGCATCGTCTTCAAGGCCTTGGCCACCGAGATTCAGGAGGCCAGAAACAGCGGAGACGACGAGTTCGCCGACGAGATCCAGAAGTTTCAGCTTCGTTGCGCCAACAACCGTTCCAGCATCGTGAAGAAGACCCGTGAGAATGTGTCGAACATCGAAGAGGTGTGCATATCCGAACGGGACTTCGACAAGAAGGACGGCTACATAGCCGTCAAGAACGGGCTTGTGAACCTGGCCACGCGGGGCCTGATTCCCAACAAGCCGGAATACCTCATGGTTCGCCACTGTGAGGTTGAGTACGATCCTACGGCCGAGTGCCCGACATGGCGCCGTTGCGTGTCCGAATGGTTTGAGAACGAGGAAGTGGCGCGGTACATCCAGAAGGTGTTGGGGAAGATGCTTACCGGAACACCTGAGGAGGAGGCTTTCTACCTTTTGGTCGGCGATGGGGCGAACGGGAAGTCAAGTTTCCTTGACGCACTTCGTCGAGTTATGGGCGGCTATGCGAAGACAGTGGCGGACAACGTGATCATGGGGAGCCGTGAGAACGCCCCCGGCGGCGCCAGAGCAGACTTGGCCGCTTTGGGCGGTGTCCGCTTAGCCTATTGTTCCGAAACTGGCGACGGCGATACGCTGCGGGCCGCTGTGCTCAAGCGCATGACGGGGCGTGACGAGATGTCGGCTCGCTGGCTTTTCTCCAACGACGATGTGACGTACGTCCCTCAGTTCACTTTGTTTGTTGCAACGAACTTTCCGCCGAGGCTTCGTGGCGGCGACAACGCTGTGCGGCGCCGCATCCGCATGATCCGATTCCCGCGCGACTATGAGAACGGCCCAGACGCCTGCCGCCGCATTCCAGGGCTTGCCAGAAAGCTTGAGAACGAAGCGCAGGGTATTTTCAACTGGATGCTTGAGGGATACGGCATGGCGATGCTGGAAGGAGTCAAGATTCCGGCAGCCGTGCTTCAGGAGTCGAACGAGTACGCAGACTCGCAGGACTTGGTGTCGCAGTGGTTCATGAGCGAGTGCGAACTTGCCGAAGGCGAATGCGAGACGGTGGCGACCATGTTCCGGAGGTACCGCGAATGGGTGGAGGCTCAGAACGACCGAGAGGGGCAGATGGCTCAGCGAGGATTTACGGAACGCCTGAAAAAGCACATCGAGCGAAAGGGGCTTCATATCCGGCTTAAAAAGTCCGACGGCAAGAACTATTTTGTCGGCGTGGCGCTTCGGTACGACGAGCCAAAGCGCGATGCTCCCGACGACTTTACCGACATTCCATAACTTACCCGTACGGCCCTCGGTCTTGACAGTCCGGGGGCCTTTTTAATTGAAGGAGATTCAACATGAATGAACTATCCGACGGCATTGCCGAGGAGTTGGCGAAGGGGTACGACGATCCCTTGCGCTTCGTGCTTTGGGCTTTCCCATGGGGCGAGACGCCTGAACTGTCCATTGTTCCCCTGCCCGAGCCTTGGGCTTCGAAGTATCCCGGGTGCAAGTACGGGCCGGACAAGTGGGCCTGCGAAGTGCTTGAAGAGATCGGACAGCAGGTTCGTGAAAATAAGTTCGACGGCATCCATGCCGTTAAGCCGATTCGCCATGCAATTGCATCAGGCCACGGCATTGGCAAGTCGTTTTTGACAGCCTGTCTCGTGATTTGGATCCTTGCTACCCGCCCATACAGCAAGGGCGTGGTGACGGCCACCACGGGCGATCAGCTCAAGACAAAGACCTTTGCCGAAATCGCGAAGTGGCTCAAACGCTCGCTCGTCGCCGACATGTTCACGATCAATGCCGAGTCGATCACGGCAGTTGAAGCGCCGGAGTCGTGGCGAGTTGACGCCCAGACCTGCAAGGAGGAGAACTCGGAATCCTTCGCAGGCCAGCATGCTGCAAGCTCCACCTCCTTCTATTTATTCGATGAGGCCAGCGGCGTGCCGGACGTGATCTGGGAGGTTGCCGAGGGCGGTCTGACTGACGGCGAACCGATGATGTTTGTCTTCGGAAACCCGACGCGAAACACTGGGAGGTTCCGCGAATGCTTCGGCAAGCGAAGCCGCGTATGGCGAACTCGTCAGATCGACAGCCGAAGCGTTTTCATCACGAACAAGGAGCAGATCGAGGAGTGGCGCAAGGAGTACGGCGAGGATTCAGACTTCTTCCGATATCGTGTGAAGGGTGAGTTTCCGAGCCAGTCGGACAAGCAGTTCATTCCGACGGGGCTTGTGATGGAGGCGGCGCGACGCGACATGCCGCACAACGCGGCGACGTGCGCGATTATCGGCGTGGACGTGGCGCGCTTCGGCGACGACGATAGCGTGATCTACACCCGCATCGGTAGAGGCTGGCTCCCGATCAAGCGCTTCAAGGGACTCTCCACGACTCAGCTCGTGGCGAAGGTGAAGAAGCATTACGACGAGGTGAAGGCGTTGGGCTTTCCGCGAGATCGCATCTTCATCAACGTCGACGAAGGCGGCGTGGGGGGCGGGCCGAAGGATCAGTTGCGAGACGACGGCTATCCCGTGCGAGGTATCCAGTTCGGCGCGGGTGCGGACGATCCGAAGACATACTCCCGCCTTCGCGAGGAGATGTGGGGGCGCATGAAGCTGTGGCTGATGGATGGCGGGACGATCCCGAACGACCAAGGCTTGATTGACGACCTGACGGCTCCCGAGTACGACATCCTGCCGAGCGGGCAGATCAAGCTTGAGTCAAAGAAGGACATGAAGAAGCGAGGCCTTCCGTCGCCTGACGCGGCTGACGCTCTTGCACTGACCTTCGCGTACAAGGTTGAAGAGTACATCCCGCTTGCGGAGCTGGCGTTCCGCAACAGATCGGCGGGCCGCAGGGACTACGACCCGTTCGCATGCCTGAAGTAATTTTGCGCAGCAATTAATTGCTCGCTTGACGTGCCTATCCAATGGGTGCATGAGACGAGGCCCACGTGGTTTGATTGACCCTAGAAAAACGAAAGCCGCCAGAAGAGGTGATTCTGACGGCTTTCTAGGGTTCTCATAAGGGGCAGGCTTATGAGTAAGGTCGAAATTACGGCAAGCATTTTATTAGGAATCGGAGAAAGGGAATGATCGAGTATCAGGAAGTGTTGTTCGACGAGCTCTACGACATGGACGGTTGGACGGACTGGGTGACGGAGTACATCAACGAGACGGCCAACCCTGCCATTGGCGCGGCTGAAGCTCAGGTGTCGCGCTACCGTGCACTCGACGATGACGGAAAGCTTCGCGTCGTTGCCGTGCTTGACGACGGACTTCTTGTCGGTGCGGCCGCGCTTCTTGTCACGCAGTCCCAGCACTATCCGTTCCCGCTTGTCGGCGTCGATGCTTTCTATCTTCGCAAGGCATGGCGTCGTGGGCACACGGGGCTTGAGCTTCTCGGGTGCGCCAAGGCCGTAGCGGCAAAGGAGGGCGCTCCGGGGCTCACCTTCATGACGCCTCCGGGCTCGGCGTTCGACAAGCTTTGCGCGCGGCTCGGCATGACGCACACTCACAATTGCTACTGGTGCAAGTGCGATGAATGATCTCGCGACGAAAGCGGCGGCGCTTGAGGAGTTCGGGCTGGCTCTGCGGAAGACGTATCCGTTCGTTCACATTGAGACGGAGCATCACCTCCACGCTGGCATGTATTCCCGAACAATCTACGTCCCAAAGGGGGCGGCCGTTGTCGGGCTTACCGTGAAGGTCCCTACGCAGTTGATTTGTTGCGGGCACTTCCGCATCACGGACGGCGGCGCGACGAAGGAGTTGCGCGGCGTCCATATCCTCGACGGCATGGCGGGGCGAAGGGCCGCCGTCTACGCCATTGAGAACTCGTCCTTCACCATGTGCTTCGCGACGAATGCGAAGACCGTGGAGGAGGCCGAAAACGAATTTTCTGACGAGCCGGACAGGCTCTTAACTCGAAAGGAGAAACTCTTATGTCAGGAGCTTGGGTAGCAGTTGGCGTAGCCGCGGCCACGGCCGCAACGTCGATGTATTCGGCGAACAAGCAGGACAAGGCGCAGCGTGCGGCCGCGGACAGGCAGGCCAAGTCTGCCGCGGAGGCACAGAAGCAGCAGCAGCAGGAGTTCAACAAGGCCAATCAGAATGAGGTTGACGTGAGCGGCATCATGGGTCAGAACCAACAGGGTTCGGGTGCCGCGACCCTGTTGACGGGCCCTCAGGGTGTCGGCAAGAACAACATGCTTCTCGGCGGCGGCTCTTCTCTTCTCGGAGGCTGACCATGGCGGACAGTCTTCGCAAGCAGTGCGGCAAGCGCTGGGAGGCGCTAAAGTCGGAGCGCTCGTCTTGGATGCCGCACTGGCAGGAAATCTCGGAAGTGCTTCTACCCCGCGCAGGACGCTTCCTTGTATCTGACAACAACAAGGGTGACAAGCGTCATCGAGCCATTCTTGACAACTCGGGAACCCGCGCGCTTCGCACGCTCTCGGGCGGTATGATGGCGGGCATGACGAGTCCGGCTCGCCCGTGGTTCCGCCTCACGACGAAGAATCCGAAGCTCGACGAGAACTACGAAGTCAAGAAGTGGATGACGCAGGTGACGACCCTCATGCAGATGGTCTTCAACCAGTCGAATGTTTACCGTGCGCTCCAGATGGCCTATGAGGAGTTGGGCGCATTTGGCACAACGTCCGTCATCGTGCTTGACGACTATGATTCGATCATCCACTGCATGCCGCTCACGATCGGTGAGTTTGCGCTTGCGACGGGCTCCCGTGGCGACGTGAACACGTGCTACCGAGAGTTCCGCATGACGGTCTCCGCACTCGTCGGAGAGTTTGGCTACGACAAGGTGTCGCCCAACGTCAGACGACTCTACGATCGCGGGAGCTATGACGACTGGATTGAAGTGGTAAACGCCATTGAACCTCGCAACTTCCGCGATCCCGAGAAGCGCGACGCGAAGAACATGCCCTACCGTTCTGTTTACTTTGAGGAGTTCGGGAAAGGCGATTCGATTCTTCGTGAGTCGGGCTTCCGTCAATTTCCTGTGCTTGCCGCGCGATGGAACGTGACAGGCGGAGACATCTACGGCACGGGGCCGGGCATGGAGGCACTTGGCGATCTTCGTCAGTTGCAGCAGCAACAGCTCCACAAGTCCAAGGCTATTGCTCAGCAGGCCGATCCTGCGGTCATCATGTCGGCCGACATGAGAAACCAAGAGGCGAATCTTGTGCCGGGCGGCATTGTGTGGGCAGACAACGTAGCGCAGGTGCAGGGGGTGCGGTCTGCCTACGAGGTCAACCTGCGTCTCGACGCGCTCCTTGCGGACATTCAGGACGTGCGACAGCGCATCGACGAAGCGTTCTACAAGGACATCTTCCTGATGATTACGGGCATGCCGACGACGGCCCGTGCGACGGCAACTGAGATTGCCGAACGTCATGAAGAGAAGATGCTCATGCTCGGTCCTGTGCTTGAGCGCCTCAATGCGGAGATGAACGACCGATTGATCTCCATGACGTTCGATCGCATGGTGCAGGTCGGCATGCTCCCGCCCGTTCCTCAGGAGCTTCAGAACGTTGACCTCAATGTGGAGTTCGTCTCCATCCTCGCACAGGCGCAGAGGGCCGTGGCGACGAATGCGGTAGACCGCTTCACGCAGAACCTCGGCATGCTCGTTGCGATCAAGCCTGACCTTGCCGATAAGTTCGACGCAGACTACTGGGCGGACTACTACTCCGACGTGCTCGGGCTCGATCCCCAGCTCATTGTGCCTGGCAAGCAGGTGGCGGTTATTCGCCAACAGCGAGCACAGCAGCAGGCGCAGATGATGCAAATGGAGCAGGCAAAGGAGATGGCGTCGGTCGCGAAGGACTTGGGCTCGGTTCCCGCCTCGCCAATGTCGCCTTTGCAGGGCGATCTTCAGTCGGCTTCCCCTGAGCAGATCATGGGCCAGTTCGCGGGGTATTGATTCGATGGGTGCATGAGAGCAAATTCGCGTGCCAAAGTTGCCGCAAAGAAGGAGGTCGCTTGTGGCTGAAATCCAAAAGCCTTATGAAGCGTCGGATGACTTCGAGTCCGACTTTAAGTGGCTCATGCGGGATGTCCGCGGGCGTCGCTTGATGCACTGGCTTCTCACGAAGTCGGGCGTTTTCCGAACGACCTTCGAGGAGACGCCGATGCGCGCGTCCTACATGCCGATTGCCATGGCGCATGCCGAAGGTCGAAAGGACATCGGCTACCGCCTGATGGCGCAGATTGATCGGGTTTGCCCCGACCAGTATCCGAAGATGATGAAGGAGAACAAGAATGGCTGAAGACGGAACCCCCGTTGAACCTGTCAAACCGACTGATCCGGCCGAACCCGCAACGCCCGCAGGTGGCGAGGGAAACCCTACCGATCCGGCACCGGCGGCTACAGAGCCGGCAACGGGCGCTACCGAGCCGCAGGAAGGAATGCCGTCCCTGCTGGACGACGGAAAGAACGAGGGCAAAGGTGAGTCGGAGGCCGCTCCGACGGCACCTGAGGCCTACGAGCCGTTCGACATTGACGGTCAGCAATTCTCCGAAGAGCAGGTGCAGGGCTTTGCCGCTACGGCGCGCGAACTTGGCCTCTCTCAGGAAAACGCTCAGAAGATGTTCGCGTCGATGGTTCCGACCGCACGTGAATACCTGATGAAAGACCTAGTGGCGAAGTCCAAGGAGTGGGCTTCCCTCTCGGCGAAAGACCCCGAAATCGGCGGCGCGGATTTCGAGGCTAAACGCGGCATCGCGAGTCAAGCATACAAGTACTACGCGACTCCCGAACTTCGCGCTATTTTGAACGGATCCGGCCTAGGGGCTCATCCCGAAGTGGTCCGTCTGTTTTATCGCATCGGCAAGACCATGCAGCAGGACACCGGCGTGACGGGCAGTGCCTCCGCACCCGCGGGCGTACGCCGCCGCTACCCGAAGTCCAACATGATTGTCGATGAATAAGGAGTAAGGAAATGGCTACGACTACCAAGCCGAATCGCAATCCGACGCTCGCCGACATGATGGGTCGCCTGGATCCGGACGGTCAGCTTGCAGACATCGTTGAGGTTCTCAACGAAACCAATGAAATGATGGACGACATCACGTGGGTCGAGGCGAACAACAAGTTCTCCCACCGCACGACCGTCCGCACGGGTCTTCCGACTGTCACGTGGCGCAAGCTCAATTATGGCGTGAAGCAGTCCAAGTCCACGGTCGCCCAGATCACGGACACCTGCGGCATGCTTGAAGCCTTCGCTACGGTTGACAAGAAGCTCGCTGAAATCAACGGCATGAAGGAGTCCTGGCGCGCTTCCGAAGAACGTCCGTTCATCGAGGCCATGTCTCAGACGCTCCAGCGTGCTCTCATCTACGGCGACTCCTCGAAGGATCCTGAGCAGATCATGGGCCTTGCTCCGCGCTTCAATACGAAGGATCCGAAGAAGGCTCCGTGCGCCGTTAATGTCATCGACGCTGGTGGCACGGGCAACGACCTTACGTCTATTTGGCTCGTCGGTTGGGGCCCGAACACGGTTCACGGTCTCTTCCCGGAAGGCTCCAAGGCGGGCCTCTCTAAGGAAGACATCGGTGAAGAAGCTGCTCTTGATCCGGATGGCGGCGAATACCGCGTCCTCAAGACGCACTTCGGTTGGGACGTTGGTCTCTCTGTCCGAGACTGGCGCTATGTCGTTCGTATCGCGAACATCAAGGAAAGCCTTCTCAAGTCCGTTCCGCCGGATGAGAACAGCGCTGCTGGCCACAACCTTTACGAACTTCTCGTGAAGGCCGTCGCCAAGGTTCCGTCTCTCGCGGGCGCCCGCTTTGCCTTCTACACGAACCGCACGGTTGAGACCTATCTGCGCCTCCAGCAGGCCAACTCCCGCAACGTCCAGTTGAGCCTGTCCGAAGTGGGCGGCCACAAGGTGCTCAGCTTCGACGGCATCCCGTTCCGTCGCGTTGACGTACTGGAGTTCAAGGAAGCTCAGGTCAAGTAAGGAGAAGACAATGATTGTTGACTATCTGATGATGTTCACGAAGGATGAAGGTCAGGCGCTCTCTGCCGCGGCCACCTCCGACTTCCGTCTTGACTTTGGTCAGGCCAAGCCGACCACGGGTTATGCCTACGGCGATCTCGTGGCCGTCTTCACGGTGAAGGCTGACGTGACGGGCAACCTCACGATCTCGCTTCAGGACTCCGACGAGGAGACCACGGGCTTTGCCGATGTCGGCACCGCCGCTACTCTCAGCGCTCCGAAGGCAGGTACTCAGGTCGTTATTCCGATCCCGTACCACCACAAGCGCTACATGGTCGCCAAGTTCGGCGGCACGCCGACGGCGGGTACGGTTCACGGCTTCATCACGTCCGGCTTCCAGGACAACTCGGGCTTTGAACAGGCCCCGTCCATCAAGACGGCTTGATCCTCTCGATTAGGGTGATGATGGCGAAGGGGTGCTTCGGCGCCTCTTTTTGCAGGGGGTTCTCATGGCGAGTGCTGTGGAGATTTGTAATTTGGCGATGTCGTTTCTCGGTGACTCGGGTAGCATTGCGACGATCGATCCGCCCGACAATTTGACGGCGTCCAAGATGTGCGCGATCTACTACCCGATCGCCAAGTCCGCGATGCTTGAGATGCACGACTGGTCCTTTGCGACGAAGCGGCAGCTCCTCGCCAAGCTGAGTGCGGAGGAACCGGCGGGATGGCGCGGAATTTTTGCAGTTCCGTCCGACTGCATGCGCATCATCCGAGTGCGCCCGAACGCTCGGCAGGAGATGCCGAGCTGGTGGACGGACAAAGCCACGTGGTTCATGGAGCCCAACGACGCGAACTTTGAAGTGATGAGCGGAAAACTCTACACAAACGCGGAAGATCCCGTGGCGACGTACATTACGTCGGAAGTGTCGGAAGGCTACTTCTCGCCGACTTTCGTGACAGCGTTTGCGTACTACCTTGCGATGGAGATCGCGGGGTCCCGTGTGAAGGGTGAAGAAGGGCAGAAGCTTGCGGCCATGCTTTCGAAGCAGTTCCAAGTGGCGCTTTCCACGGCAAAGACTCGCGATGCGAATCAGCAGCGCAAGCAGGTCTCCTTCACGCCGTCATGGATCATGAGGAGATAGCCATGGGTATTCGCAAGGTTCAAACGTCCTTTTCCGCGGGCGAGCTTGCGCCGTCGATGTACGGGCGCTTTGACGACCAGAAATACCAGCAAGGGTTGGCGAAATGCCGCAACTTCATCGTGCTTCCGCAGGGTCCTGCGACGATCCGTCCGGGTACGGCTTATGTGAACGCGGCGAAGTATGCGGGCAAGAAGTGCCGATTGATTCCGTTCACGTTTTCGTCGGATCAAACGCTTGCTATTGAGCTTGGCGACAAGTACGCCCGCTTCCATACACAGGGAAAAACGCTTATAGGCTCAAACGGCCAGCCCTATGAGATTGCGACGCCGTACAGCTCGGACGATGTGTTCGACATCCATTATGTTCAGTCGATGGACGTTATGACGCTCGTGCATCCGAGCTACCCTCCGAAGGAGTTGCGTCGCTATGGGGCGACCGATTGGCGTCTCGTGGACGTGAATTTCGGCGCACCGCTTTTGCCGCCGGGTGCCCCTACGGCCGTGTTCGAAGTAGTAGCGGGCAAGGATCAGACGATTACGGATGAGGAGCGCAATCGCTATACGCTTAAGTACAAGGTGACGGCGCTACGCGAGACGGCTACGGGCAGTCAGGAGGAGAGTCCGGCAAGCGGCATCGGCCAGACAAAGGGGAACTTGTATCTCAACAACGCGACGGTGACGCTATCTTGGGGCTCCGTCTCGGGGGCTGAACGCTACCGTGTGTATAAGAATTACAAGGGGCTGTATTGTTTCATCGGCGAGACGCAGGAGACAACGTTCGTCGACGACAACTACACGCCCGACGAGGGGATCACGCCTCCGATCTACGACGATGCTTTCAAGCAGGCGAGAGGCATCACCTCCGCTCGCATCATCAACGGAGGCTCGGGTTACTTCGGCAGGAGCCGCGTGACGAATGTCTATCACTACGGCAGGTGGCGGCCTGTCCGCGACGATTGGATGAATCTGCAGTTGCCGTTCAGTACGGGTATGGATAGCAACAGTGAGCATGGTGCCTATCAGACCGGGACATTCTCATACCTCGGAATCTTTGACCAAGGGGGTAGCGGCACGGGTGCAATCGGCAGCATGTCGACCCGACCCTATGGCCGATGGGGAACTCAGATATATGACGCAAAGATTCTCGAAGGTGGCTCGGGTTATGTACATCCGGTCATGAAGTTTCAATTCACTTCGGGCATACATAATGTTGTCGTCACTGAAGGGTACCTGGAATGCCGAGCGGAAACCGAGCCGGTTGAAGTTGAAGTCTATGACGCCGGAGGTACGGGTTATGGCGCGGAAGTGCGCGTGAGCATCCAGAACGGGGTCTTTACGGATATTCAAATTCGCAGCCCCGGCTACAACTACACGAACCCACAGCTTCGGATTAAGTCTGCCAACGGAAGTGGGGCAAACATCCAACTGAGTGCCGGTCAGGCTGGCGACTATCCCGGCGCGGTTTGCTACTTTGAACAGCGTCGATGTTTTGCAGGAACGCCGACTCGCCCGCAGATGGTGTGGATGACGCGCTCGGGCACTGAGTCGGACATGAGCTATACGCTCCCGTCTCAGGACGACAATCGCCTTCGTTTCACAATCGCCGCGCAAGAGGCTTCTCGTATTCTGCATCTCACCCCGCTTCAGCAGGTGCTTGCGATGACGAATACTACGGAGTATCGCATTTACGGCGGCGGCTCGACGCCGATGGCGCCGGATGCGATCAAGTCGGAAGTGCAGTCACAGATCGGTGCCTCGAACGTGATGCCGGTTGTAGTGAATTCAACAATCGTTTACGCGGCGGCCCGAGGCGGTCATGTCCGCGAACTAGGGTACAACTGGCAGTCGTCGGGCTACACGACGGGTGATTTGTCAATTCGATCTGCCCACCTGTTTGAGGATGCAGATGTCGTTGACATGGCCTTGGCCAAGTCCCCAGACCCTATTGTTTGGGTCGTTATGTCCGACGGCAGTTTGCTGGGGCTTACGTATTTGCCAGAGCAGGCGATTGGCGGGTGGCACAAGCACACCACGGTTAACGGCACAATCGAGTCGGTAACCGTGGTGCCCGAAGGGGATGAAGACATTGTCTATCTCGTTGTTCTGCGCGAGATCAAAGGAAACCGCGTCCGCTACATTGAGCGCATGCATGAAAGAAAGTTCTCGCGACTGTCGGATGCTTGGCACGTGGACTGCGGGGGTGAATACTTAGGAGAGGAGACCACGCGGGTTAACGGCCTCACATGGCTGGAAGGGCAGACGGTGAGCATCTTTGCTGACGGTTGTGTGCTTCCCCAGCAGGTGGTTACAAACGGTATCGTTACCCTAACACAGCCTTCTCGTCACGTTATTGTCGGCCTGCCTATTACGGCGGACTTACAGACGTTACCTGTTGCGGTTCAGCTTCAAGACGGCTCCTACGGCATGGGGCACATGAAGAACGTCAACGATGTCTATCTGCGGGTTCACAGGTCGTCAGGTGTCTTCGTCGGCCCCGACTTCGATAACCTTGTGGAGTACAAGCAGCGAACGACCGAGTTCTACGGCTCGCCTCCCGAGTTGATGAGCAAGGAGATCGGTCTCGCGGCAATAGCGCAGTGGAACGACTCGGGTCAAATTTGCGTCCGTCAAAAGGATCCTCTGCCTTTGACCGTCGTGAGTCTGTGTTGGGACTTTGCACGCTGATGGGTGCATGAGGCCGACGCTACTCGATAACCTAGCCCTCAACTATGAGGGCTTTTTTCTTATGGCGCAACTTTCACCGCAATCGTTCGGTCTCAGCAGCTGGCTAGGCAGTAATTACGGGGCGAATGCTCTTGGCCAGCAGAACCTTGTTCCGTCCAATGGCATCTTCGGCCTCAACACGACCCCTGCGTCGAGTATAGGAGCCGAAACGGGTACAAGCAATTTTCGGCAGGGCCTGGGCGGTGCGTCCGTCGGCTTGGCGATCGGACAGGCTATCGGCGGCATGTACTCCGCATGGAAGGGCGGGAAGACGACCAAGTACGTCATGCAGAAGCAGGCCGAAATTGCCGAGGCAAACAGGCAGATGGCCCAGCTCTCCGCCGAGTCGGCCATGCGTCAGGGCGAAGCACAGGTGGCTCAGCTCACGTATCGCGCGGGGCAGATCAAGGCGAAGCAGAGAACGGCGTTCGCCTCAAACGGTGTCCGCCTCGGGACGGGCTCGACTGCTGAGGTTGCCGCCTCTACCGACATCATGAAGGAAATTGACAAGAGTACTGCCGAGATGAATGCGCTCTCCGCCGCGTGGGGCTACAAGCAGCAGGCCTTGCAGGCAAGCGCGCAAGGCGGCATTTTCTCGGCCACCGCGAGTTATGCCAAAGCTGCCAAGCAGTCCGAGGGCTTTTCCAGCGTGCTCGAAGGCGGCTTCTCTGCGGCCGACCGCTGGTATCGCTACTTTGGAGCATCCTAATGGCACAAGTTCCCAACTACGGCGGGCATCAGGTGATGCCCAGCATTTTCGGCTACAAGCCTGTTTCGACCGACATTCCGCAGGTTCCCGAGCTGGGCATCCAGAAGGCACTCGCGGGTGCATCTAACAAGTTCGATGAGTTGTACTCGAAATTTCTAGCCGAGCAGGACGACGCGCGTGTGACGGAGGCGATCACGGACTTGCGCCGCAAGGCTATTGACATGGAGACAGGCGAAGGCGGCTGGGCGAGTACGCTCGGCGCGAATGCCCTTGAGCCTGACATGGACGGCAAGGGCCTTGTCGAGCGCATGGACGAAGGCCTTCAGGACTACGGCACCAAGATTTCGTCAAGGCTCACGCCTCGTCAGCAGAAGATGTTCGGCGAGAAGGCGCAGGCGATCTATACCGCGTCCTACTCGGGGGTCTCTCAGCACGTCTACCAACAGGCGGTCTTGCAGAAGAAGGCGGTGCATGAAGGTGCCGTTGCGCAGGCCGTGGAGTCGGGAGCAGCGTACGCTTTGAAGCCCGATATGCTTGCGCAGAGTGCATCGACCATCCGTGAGTCCGCGCAGAAGCTTGCCGAGTTCCAAGGCTGGACGCCCGAGAACACGGAGCTCTACGTCAAGAAGCAGCTATCCGGCATGTACATGAATGCCATTGCCGATCGACTTGCAGGCGCAGATCAGAACCCAGTCATGGGCTATCAGGCTTTGGGCATCCTGAAAGCGCATTCGAAGGACATGCTCGCGTCTGATGTTGCCAAGGCCCGACAGCAAATCAACCCCATCGTGCAGGCGCACGAGGACCGCTTGAAGGTGGAGCACTATGCCGCAGGTTTGGCCGCGGACGGTTCCGTTCTGAGCGGCGGCTTGTCGCTTGCCGTGAAGCGCGGGGTCGTCTCGCAAGATTTTGTGCAGACTGCCCGAGGGTTCGAGGCGATCATATCTGTTGAATCCCAAGGCGGGCATCAGTCCGTCACCACGAAGGAAGGCTCTGTTGACGCATGGAAGCATGGCGCTTCTCAGCTCACGGTTGAGCAGGGCATGGAGGCCGCCAAGGCGGCTAAGCAGCCATGGGACATAAAGGCCTTCAAGACCGACCGAAACTACAACCAGATGCTCGGCCTCGCCCGTTATAGCGGCATGCTTACGGAGTTTGCCGACGAGCAGATGGCTATGGCGGCCTATATCACTGACAAGGAGACTGTGCGCAACGCGGAGAAGCAGGCGGCAGAGAAGGGAGGCGTGTGGACGGACTATCTGCCCGAGAAAGCACAGTCCACGCTCCAGAGCGCCGTGGCCAACATGCGCAAGCAGAGGGCGGTGGTGGACTCTGCCACCGGAAAGACGGTTGCCGGGTTCGATCCGAAGTATGCCGCGGCGGCGAAACAGTGGCCGACTGCTGATCAGATCCGAGAAGACTTGAAGCGAACGGATGCGCGTGCGGCTTCCGATCCGATCTACTGTGATGAGCTCGTGACGAAGGCTCTGACGCTCGTCAATGAAAAGAAGCAGTCTTACGTTCAGGAGCAAAACAACGTCAAGGCGCAGATTTCCAACATCCTCTTTCAGACGCACGGGAATCTCGACGCTGTGCCGCAGGCCTTGTTCCAACGGCTCGACGTGAACGAACATGCCGCCGTGATGAATATCGCCAAACATTACCAGAGCGATACGTTTGCATCAAATCCGTTTACGCTCGGCAAGCTGAGTGACGACGACTTCTTGTCGGCGCTGCCTGAGAGCGAGTTGACGCTTTACCTTAATGATCTCAACGGCACGGATCGACAACGCCTGACGGCTCGATGGGCAATGCTCAAGCAGAAGCAGGTCGCGGCGAACGATGAACGTGCAGGCGAGATTCGTAAGGCTCAGGTCGGCGAGGTCTTGAGCGATTACGTGGTTGATAGCGGAACGATCAAGAACGTGTTGAGACAGAACCCGACGCTCGACAAGATGTTCAAGGATTATCCGGAATCGGCGGGCATTGTGCTTTCTGCCGTGCAGAAGGAGCTCAGCCTGACGGGGCAGCTGGCGGGCAAGAAGCTCAACGAGGTTGAGATCCGCAACGCTATTTGGGCGGCGACGCGCGAGAGCGTGTCTGTCTCCGGTCTCTTCGGAAGCACGAGCAAGCCTGCAATCCTCCTCACTGTGGAGGACCTTCCAAACCAAGGTTCGACGGATGCGATTCGTATCCTGAAGTCGGTGGCCAAGGAGCAGCTTCGAGAGATGGGGCAGGATCGCGAGCCGTCGGAGGTTGAGATGCAGGACTGCCTGACCAAGATTATGTTGGGCGGCAAGAACCTGCGTCTCGTCATTCCGCCCGACGTGGCCTTCGACAACCCGCTCATGGACAAGATCAAGTCAGCATGGTCCGCCCGGCATGGCGGACGCGAGATGCCGAAGAACGAGCAGATTCGCTATTACCTCATTGCCCGTGCGCAGGGTGAGTTTGCTAAGCCGAGCGAGAGACGTGGAGCCCTCGACGGCCAAACCCTTTACATGGAATAAACGATGGACTACGTGGAACGAATGCTCGCACAGGACGGTGCGGTGCAGGCAGAGGCCGACTACACTCAGGCGCTCATGGATACGGAAACGCCCGAGCAGGCGGCGGTTCGACTTCGCAAGGCGCGCATGTTCGACATGACGCCGGAGGAGACGCCCTCGCTCACGCCTCAGGAGGAGGCCGTTGCAAAGGCTCAGGCGGTCAACTGGGCGGCTCTCTACGAGGAGGCGCCGACGCTCATCGAGCGCCTGTCGGAGCCAGCCTTCGCCAACCTTGTGAAGGACGACATTTCTACCATGGGCCTTCGCGAGAAGCTTATCTGGAAACTGGCACCGGAGACGGGAGAGAAGGACTCCGTTTGGGGAACGTTGCGCAATGCAATCTCCCGCGGTTCCTACCAAGGGGAAGTTAAGTGGCTTGCCGGCCCGGTGGCTGATTCCGAGGCGTACTACAAGGAGCTTGACAAGATTGCCGAAATCGAGGCCGAGATTGCCGCGGGGAAGGACGTGTCCGAGCGCTTTGCTACGGCTGAGGACGATACGGGCCAGGTCGGTCTTGCCGCTTTCCTCGCGGGCAAGGAGGGCATGAAGGATCGTCTGAGGAAGCAGATCAAGCTTGCGAGCAGGGATATCGAACGTCTCAACCGTTACGCTTCCTACTTCCCCGGCTCGAAGGCGGCCGCCGAGATGATGGAGCAGGACTCCTTCAGCGGGGCGATGGAAGCCTTCATGAAGGATCCGCTCACGATTCTTGCTGACTTGGGTGGCAGTTCCCTGATGCAGAACGCTCCGTCGCTGCTTGCGCTTCCCCTTCTTGGCGGCGGCGGCATTGGCGCGCAGATGTTGGGCACGCTTGGCATGTCTTACGTAACGGACAAAAACTCGGGCGTGATGGCAAACCTCGCCGAGGAGGGCATTGACCTCTTGGACGCGAAGTCGATCGCGTCGGCTTATCTTGATCCGACGAAACGCGACATGCTCAAGAACGCCATTGACCGTGCAGAGAAGCACGCCATGGGCACGGCTCTTTTCGATGCGGCCTCCATCGGCATGGCCAATGTACTGGCGGTGCCGAAGTCCGCGCTTCGACAGGTTCTCAACACGGCGTACAAGCGAGAGTTCGCCAATATGGCCGTACAGACGCCGATTCAAGGTGCGATGGGCGGTGCGGGTGAAGCGCTCGGGCAGTACCTCTCCGACGGCGAGATTACCTCGTGGGCGGACATCGTGGCCGAAATCGTAGGCGAACAGTTCACCGCCCCGGTTGAAGTTGCCATGACAGGCCTTAAGGCGCGTGCGCAGATTGACGCGGAAGAGGCCCGTGCGAGGCAGAATGCCGCGCTGATGGCCGAGCTTAGCAAGGTTGAGTCGAACGTCGACCAGCTTGACCCCGAGACTGCCGCCGCTTACGAGCAGGAAGTGGCGCGACGTGCGGGCGTCGACACTGTTGAATTTGATGCAGTCTCCTTCCACCAGAAGGGGTTCGATACGAAGTTCTCGTCTATCCCTGAAGTGGCCGAGCAGATGCCGAAGGTTCTTGCCGAAGGCGGTACGATCAAGGTGCCGATCGGCAAGGCGAAGGAGATGGTGAAGCAGGACGAGTCCGTTCTGGAAGTGATGTCCGTTGGCGGCGCGCTGTCCATCGAGGACGCCGTAGCGAAGAAGAGTGCCGTGCAGATTGAAGAGGCGCGCGTTGCCAATAAGGCGTTCCGAGCCGAACTTTCGGAAGTTGGCCGAGTGGTTGGCGAGAGCATCCGTGCGCTCAAGGTGCCGAAGGAGGAGGCGCGCAACCTGCAGGCGCTGATCCAGACGCAGGTGGGCACCATTGCCCGTCAGGTCGGAATGTCGCCAAAGGCTCTCTGGGAGAAGTACGGTGCAAAGTTCGTCATGGGCAACGGAGAAGCAGGCGTCAACGGACAGTACTTTCCGACGCTTCGCACCGTGGCCCGATGGAATGGTGCAAACCGCTCCACGCTTCTTCACGAAACGGGGCATCTTTTCCTTGACATGCGCACGCAGATCGCGGCGGATGTCTCGAAGAACGCGAACATGCCCGAGGATATGAAAGCGTACGTTCAGTCCGTGAACGATGTTCTTGCATGGCTCGGCGTCAAGGATCTTGCCGCATGGCAGGCGATGACGCCTGACGACCAGAGAGCGGCGCACGAGAAGTTCGCTCGTACTTTCGAGGCGTACATGACGGAAGGCAAGGCGCCGTCGGACGGTTCGAAGCTTACCCGTGCTTTCCGCGAGTACGGTCGTTGGCTACAGGACATCTACACCGTGGCTGAGAACGTGCCAGGTTCCGCGCTCAACGAGGACGTGAAGGAATTGTTCGACGCCATGTTTGTCTCCAAGGAGGACGTGCAGGAGTCGATGGCGCGTCAGGCCGTTATGCCTGTCTTCAAGGACGCGCAGGAGGCAGGCATGACGGAAAGCGAATGGGAGGCATACCAAACCGCACGCGCCGACGTAGGTACGCAGGCTGAAGCCGAGCTTACGGCGCGCAACATCCGCCTGCAGAAGTCCGTGAAGAACATGCGCAATCGCATGCTCAGGGAGCTCAAAGGCGAGCGCGAAGGCCGCGTGGCCGAGATCCGTGCGGAGGTGGAGGCCAAGTACAAGAAGTCGCGCGTCTACAAGGCTTGGAGCGCTATTACAGAAGGCGTGGGCGGTGCAAAGAAAGGCAAGTTCCGCCCGAAGATTTCTTTCGAAACGCTCAAGCGCCTCAAGTACTCCGCCGGCGCAATAAAGAAGCTTCACGAAGCACGATTGGCTTCCCCACAGAGTTATCGCCAGCGCCTTCCGGACGATCTCATGGCCAGTGCATTCGGGTACCCGAACATGAAGGAGCTCATCGACGACCTCCTTGCCAACCTCGATCCTGAAGAGGTCATTGACCGTATGACGATGGAACGTCTCATTGTTGAGACTCCCGAGTTCAAGGACGAGTCGACAATGCGAGACATGGCGGATGCCGCCACCTTCAACGATGCCAAGATCAAAGTTGTCTCTACTGAACTGTCCGCCATGGAGAAGTCGTTCAACGGTCAGGCACGCACCGAGGCCGCCGCCGTTGACGCCATTGCCTATGCAACCGTGCAGGACATGGAGGTCAGGACGCTTCGCCCGGCTGAGTTCGTCCGTGCGGCCAATCGGGCCGCTCGCAATGCTCGCAAGGCGTGGGCAAAGGGCGCAGTGGCGGAGGCAATCCTCTTCAAGCGTCAGGAGCTCTACCAAGCGGCGCTCGCCAAGCATGCACGAGAAGCGCTCATCAATATCTCGAAGGAAGTGCGCGGCTTCAAGAAGTACAAGGTGCAGACGCACCGCGGCATGGATACGCGGATTCTCGAAGTGCTCCAGCGCGCGTTGGTGAACATGGGCTTCGTGGATGCAAAGTCCGTTCACGTCAATGATCCCGAAGCCTCCTTCAGCGAGAAGGTCAGAGAGCTTGAGAACGAGCTTGAGCATGGGCTTGAAATCACGCCCAGCATGATTCAAGCCATTGCCGCGCGAGATGTAGAAAGCCTCAAGACTGTGGGCGGAATGTCTTCCTTCATCGACGCGATCAAGCTTCTTGAGGCGCAGGCCAGACGTGAGAAGCACATCGACACCGTGGAAGGGAAGGAGCAACTTGAAGCTACATGGGCAAAGACGGCAAAGGAAGTCAAGGTTAACGCAATCGAACATGGGCGCGATCCGAAAAAGCGCAAGGAGCTCTTCGGCAAGAAGGCGAAGTTCGCCGACATCTTCTCGCGCTACGGCTTTGTCCATGCGCGTGCTGCCGCGCTTGTCGCCGTTCTCGACGGCAAGTGGGACGGGCTTCTTGCGCGCTTGCTCATCTATCCGTCCGACAAGTGCGGCAACGTAGAGGAGTCGCTCAAGAATGAATATGCCGTGAAGCTCAACGGCATTCTTGCAAAGTTCCGAAACGCCCTAGCTGATCCCACAGAGAAGACGAGCAAGGTTTTCAAGGGGGCGTCCTTTTCGCTTCAAAACGTTTTCGTGCTGCTCTGCAACTACGGCAATGAAGGCAATCGCCAGCGTGCGCTCTCTACCATGGAGTACCACACGGGCTTCAAGTTCTTCGAGGGCTTGGACAAGAGCGCTCCGGATTACGAGCAGAAGCTTGCCGAAGCAAACATGCGGGCCGACCGCATGATGGCCGCCTTTTTCGCCGAATATTTGAGCGACGAGCACTATGAAGCCGCCGAGAAAATCTGGGCGCTCTTTGAAGACATCAAGGAGAAGACCGGCAAGACCTACAAGCACATTGTCGGTCGAGAACCCGACTGGGTTGGCGCGCGTCCTCTCGTGGTGAATACCTCGAAGGGCCAGCGTGTACTCAAGGGCGGTTACTACCCAATCTTCTACGACCGAGAGTCGAGCCTGCAGGGTAAGGAGATCGGCGAAGTGAAGGACATGGAAAGCCTCAAGCCCTTCTTCGGCAAGAGCGGCGTGTCGGACGGCCACACGAAGGCCCGCGTAAGCTTCTTCGACAAGCCGCTTGTCATGACGAGTCGTGCGCTCTTTGAAGGCCTTGATGAGCAGATCCACTACATTGCATGGGCCGAGTTCGTCAACAACGCTCGTAAGCTCCTGAGAAAGGACGGCGGGCTTGCGCAGGCCATTCACGATCATTACGGTGCGCGATACTTCAAGGCGATAGAGCAGTGGCTGCAAGACTGTCGCGACGGCAACCAGAGTCAGTCGCCTACGGATATGATCCCGAACGAGTTGCGCCGCGGTGTCTCGCTCGCTGGCGTAGGCTTGAACTTTGGCACGGCGGCGCTCCAGCTCGTCGGTCTCACGCAGTCTGTTGCCTACCTCGGCCCCAAGTGGACAGGTAGAGGGCTCTCGGAGTTTTTCCGTCTCGGTGCTACGGGAGGTGCGTACAAGGCCGTGGCCGGGATGTCTGAGATGATGCGTAATCGCATGCACACGCAGTTCCGAGAGCTGACCGAGATCCAGTCGCGCGTCGATGGCGGCACGGGCGAGTTAAAGGACAAGATGATGCGTGTGGCCTACATGCCGCTCACCATTATGCAGATGGCGGTTGACCTTCCCACATGGCTCGGCGCCTACCAGAAGGCTCTCTCGGAAGGGAACACGGAATCGCTTGCGGTCTCCATTGCCGACCGTGCTGTGATGAACTCGCAGGGATCAGGCCGCCCGCAGGACTTGTCTCAGATCGAACGCGGGAGCGCATGGGCGAAGCTCTTCACAGTCTTCTACACCTTCTTCAACACGGCGCTCAATCTCGCCATGGTGAGCGGCAAGACGGAGAAAGGCATGAAGCGTGCGGGCACATTGTTGATGATCCTCGTCGTGCAGCCCGTCATTGAAGGGTTCTTGAAGAGCGCTATCGGAAGCGCACTGGGCGACGATGATGACGACGACTGGCTTGAGAAGGCGATCAAGGCGTCCGGCACGAACGTGGTCTCCTTCAATCTCGGCCTTCTCGTCGGCGTGCGTGAACTGGGTTATCTGACGGACGACTGGGGCTACCAAGGGCCGTCGGGTCTTCGCAAGGTCACAGACTTCGGTAAGGCCTACAACGCAATGGTGCGCTCCATCGAGAACGGTGAGATTACGGAGAAGGATCTCCGGGCGTTCGTGAGCTTCGCAGGCACGATGACGCCCTTCCCAGTCACGCCGATCAATCGTGCGATCTCAGGTGCCAATGCGCTCTATGAGGACAAGACGGACAATCCGCTCACGCTCATCACAGGGTACTCCGACAAGAAGTAATGGGTGCATGAGAGTAGAGGCTCGTGAGAAAGTACGGGCATTGCGAGGATTTTTGCCATGTCAGTACAAAACATCACACGCCGAGCGGGGCCTTATGTAGGCACTGGACTCGTCACCGCGTACACCTTTGCCTTCAAGGTCTTTCGATCCGAGGACGTGAAGGTACTGCGGTCTGCGTCTTCTGATGCGAGCGCACAGGATGAGGCGCTCAAGTACGGTACCGATTACGTCGTTAAGCTCAATGCCAATCAGGACGAGCAGGCGGGCGGTACGGTCACGCTTGCCAGTCCGCTGGCGGAAGGCCTGCGCCTGTCCATTCTGTCTGCGATCACGCCCGATCAGCAAATGGTGCTCACGAACCATGACGGTTTCCTGCCTGCGACGCTCAACAACTCTGCGGACAAGGCGATTGCTTTGATCCAAGAGTTGAAGGAAGAGGTAGGCCGTTCTCTGCGCGTTCCGGCGTCCGCCGACAAGACGCCCGAGGACCTGACCGAAGAGCTCCTCGCCGCCCAAGACGACGCCCGACAGTTCGCTGATGCCGCCCAGCGGTCCGCCGAAGAGGCGAAGAAATCCGAGGGGCAGACGAAGGCCTACGCCGAAGCTGCCACCATCCTCGTCCCGGTCAAGGACGAGATCAAGACCGTGGCCGGCAACATCGTGCCGGTGGTGGCGACGGGTACAGCTATTGAGGACGTGAAGACCGTCGCCGGCATCAAGGATGAAGTCGTCGAGGTTGCCGGCAAGGCCTACGAAGTCTCCAAAGTGGCAGAGAAGATCGAGGATGTCGTGAAGGTATCCGGCGGCATGCCCTACGTTGAGACTGTGGCGACCGACCTTGTTGGCAAGGTAGTAGGCGACGGCGACTGGGACTGCGGCTCCACGACAGATGAGATCGTTGGCGACATCGAAGTGGTCAACGGCAACATCCACACGGTGGCGATCAACATCGAGGACGTGAACAAGGTGGCCGGCGCTATTGATCGCGGCGATCTTGAGACGGCTGTGAATGCCGTTGAGACGACTACCGAAAACGTCCGTCTATCCGAAGCGGCGCAGAAGAGTGCAGAGGCCGCCAAAGCATCCGCGCTCGAGGCGAGGGCCGGCGCTGATGCAAGTAATGCTCTCGCAAAGAAGTGGGCCACGCAGACGACGGCTCCGGTGGAGAGCGAGCTCTATGGTGCGAAGTACTACGCCGAGAAGGCCGCGCAGTCTGAAAGCTCCACTGGAGGGCTCCTACAGGAGGTGAAGGACGCGACTGCGGCGGGTGTGAGGAGCGTCCGGTCGGAGGGCGGCACGCAGGTGACTGCTGTGCAGGACGCGGGCTCCACTGCTGTCAACCAGATCACGCAGGAAGGCTCCTCGCAGAAGTCCACCGTGGCGGCCGAAGGAACCAAGCATTGGCGGCTATTATGCAT